GTGTTAGAACGTATCGGCGTTTTCTCCAAAGCTACCTGTGCGGTGAACCGAGAATTCGATGAAGATGAATTCAGCGGCTCGAACGGGCTGGATACCAATCCGTGCCCGGAATTCGTTGCGGTCAATGACATCCGGCGTATTGAGTTCTTCGTCCGCCTTGATGATGAACTCGTGGATACCACGGCCCACCTGGATTTCCCGCAGGATGTTCGTGGCGATCACCACGAAACGCTTGCGGAAGATTTCATCATGCGGATCGAACAGCAAGGTACGGGATGCTTGACGGATTCGCTTCTCGCACACGAACATCAAACGACGCACGTTCACACGGTCGAGAGCGGTCGGACGACGCTGGAGAGTCTTTTGACCCCAGATCAGGAAGCCTTCCACGTCCACGAACTGAACGATTGGGTTGATGCAGTTGCGGTTGCCGTACATCAAGTCTCGTTCTTCCAACGTCGGACGGTTGTAAACGTCCGTGATGGCAGGAACGATACCACGGTTCATACCGGCAGGAGCGAACCACGGTGCCGACAAGTAGTCGGAACGAGCGATGGTTGCCATGACGGAACCGGACGGCGGAACCCACACGTCAACTCGGTTGAAGTTGTCACGAATCTTGACCCACGGCCAGTAGAGGGCACCGAAGTCACTGTCGAACCGAGTGAGGTTCAACGGGTGAGTACCATTCTGCCAAGACAAGATTTCATTGACCGTCAAACCGAACGGCGGGTCGATGATCGCCAAGCAGTCCATACGGACGTTCTGGCACAAATCCAACAGAGCGGTCACAACCGATGTGGATGGGTGTCCAGGAACGGCGATCAAATCGAGGTCGATCTGTTCCGGTTCGCTGAACGTGTAGATACCAGTGAAGCCGAGCGGATTGCCGATCAGCAATTCATCCTGCTTGTCCGGGTCAGACGGGATGCCGTCAGAACCGCCACTCAAGGTGTAAACACCCGAGTCTGGGAAAGCAGTAGCCGAGTTCAATGGGCCAGCACCGATGTCAGTGTTGTCAACCACACGGATGTAGTCGGACACCAAAGCGATGAAGGTTTCCACGTAGAAGCGGCTGGATTGATCCTTGGTCAAGTTGCCCCAAGATTCGACCTGGACACCGTTGTTGTAGACTTCGAGAACGAAGTGGTTTTCACGGGTGTCGTTGACGATCTTCACCTGGGTCTGGTTGCCTTCGATACCTGGCGAGTCAGCCGTCACCGTGAAGGTGATGTCGGCCAGGTCGGCGTTTTCAGCACCCGTCACCCGTGCGAGCACGTCGGCGTCAGTGCAGCAAACGTCCTTGTCACCAGCACCCTTGGAAGTCGTGGTCGGCAAACCGAACAGCAATTCGGCGGTGGAGGCTGGCTTGATACGAATGCGAGCGTCACGGCCACGGTGCAAGGTCTTGAAGACCAAGTTGCCCGTACCACCGTCTGCGGCGACCCAACCACCTGGCAAATCACCACCCTCGGAAACCCGCTGGCTGTTGATTTCGATCACGATGTCAGAGATCGTCTTTTCTTCGCTCGTCAAGTCATTCAGGTCGATGACCTGAACCACGTTGTCGATCAACACATTGTCCGTGCCGTCCACAACAATCTGTAGATTCAGATTCGTGCTGGCGTAGTCCGTGAGGTCGTACTGTCCGGCATCCTGGAGGGATGCGTCGTCCGGCCACATGGTCAATTCGCCAGAGACGACAGCCTGCGTCATGCTCGTTGCCAAGCCGGTCGGGTTGCCGTCATCTTCCGGGTCGCCACCATAGATGGCGTTCTGCACGGAGACGAATTCAAATTCGGAGTCAGGACCGTAAGCAAACACGGTCTGCACACCGATGAATGTGTCGTTGCCGTCGTCCACAACGATGAACTTGATACCGTCGTTCTCAAAGTCGAGTTGAAGGTTTAGTTCGTGGGCCAAGTCCTCAGCCGATACGGCTGCATCGCTGGACAAAATTACCAACGTCTTGGACGAAAGAACGCCGTTCAGTCTCCAACGGAAGAACCAAGCGGGTGTGTTGTCGTCGTCGTTCGGGAAGGTGTACGGACCAGCCAACTTCGAGACGATCTGGATCAGATCACCTGCGGCTGGGACATCAACTTCGGCGGTGGTTGCTTGCTCGTCGCTCACAGCGTCCACGTCAGCCACACGGACGATGAACAATTCGTTCGCAACCAACAGGTATTGCTCAGCAGCGTAGATCAAGAACGGATCGCCCACGTCAGGGTGTGGGAATCCGAAGATCGTGTGGAGTTGACGGTTAGTCGAAACCACAGTCGGAAGGTTGATCGGCCCCTTGCTGGCAAATCCAACAAGTCCAGCACGGTGGAACGATTGCTCTGGAGCAATGAAACTCAAATCTTTTTCTGTGATTCTAACACTCGGGCTGATCGTGTTAGAAGGTGGAAATCCTCGCAGAATTGCCATAGTCTTCTCTCCCTTACTTGTTGTTTGGTATTTGCCTTGTGGAAATCAATCCGTCTTTCTCTGCTCGTTCTATATATTCAGTAGCTCTCTCATCTTCTAAGAGGAAAGTGTT